TGGTCACTGACTGCCGGATCATTTCCCCTGCCCTGGATATCTTCCGGGTTTTTGTCATCTCCAATTGCTGCGGTAATCTCATTTATATAGGATTGGTTTAGCCCCTTAAATACAAAATATTTTGGTGTTTGGACCTCAACTCCGTTTACTATTTTGGTGTCTTTTCTCCCCATCATATCTTTTAATGCCCACCAACCCTGAACCCTATCGTTTAGGCCCCTTTGCAAAGCAAGCCCTTCGTTCCGGCAAATATCCGCGAATGTCATTTGGCTGCTTTCAATAGCCCATTTGTCCTTTTTTGCCCACGCTGCAGGATCAGCCACAATCATTCTTGGCATCCGTCCATCTGTAAAAGATAAATTTTCAATAAATTCTCTTATTCCTTGGGCATTTTCTTTCGGGCTTCTATTTGATTCATAATAAGTTGCTATCCTATAAAGATTGCCCTCATAATCCATTGCACTGATACTAAAAGAACAGGGTGAACTATATCCCGGATCAAGTCCCGCTATTAAATTCCATCCTGAAGGGATCTTAAAAGGCTCAATTAGCTGTGTGGTTTCATCAAAAGCAAAAAATTGTCCTTCAAATGCGTTCCAGTCCCCGAACCTCCAAGCCCTTCTTAGCCTATCCGGGAGAGTTTCAAGCATTTCCCAATAACTTGGGTCTAAATATTGGTTATCTGTCGGCAGGGCTGAAAGAAACTTAAAATTATCTTTTACCGACTTAAATCGTTCCGGCAAGTTCTGATCAACCCAATATCTCTTAACCCAAACGTGACCTTCCCCGCCTGGATTTGTCGCTGCGATAAACTTAGGTTTTACTACTCCTTTCCATCTTAAAGAACCTCTGAGAATATCAAATGTAGTTTCCGGATTTTTTGTAAGCTCATCTACACCTATGGCAGCGAATTCCGCGCTTTGATACTTGCTAACGTCATCAAGGTTTCTTAAAGCTAATACTCCGCCTCCATATTCTTCCTTTACATAAAACCCAAATCCCGTGGTCTTGGAATCCTTCAGGGTCCCCATCCAGATAGGGAATTCTCTTGCTATTTTACTTGTTTGTCTGTCTGTTAAGGCTGGGTAATCCTCACAAAATAGCCCCACAACTGCGTTGGGTATGCCGTTTTTTGCAAGTTTTAATAATTCTCTAAGCAAATACCATCTTAGCCAGTAGCTTTTGCCCGGACCTCTAGACCCCCCATAAAGAAAATATTGGTAAATGTCGGCTAGTTCTGTGGCTTCTAATTGTTTTGGCTGAAATCTACAAAGTTCACTAAATTTTACGCTTTCCATTAAACGTCAAGGAATAGTTTCTTCACATCCAGTTCGATTTCTTGTTTGTCTTTCCATTTCTCATAGCCATTTAAGAGAACAAATTTTGCTCCGTTTGCTGAATCCTTATGAAATAGCATTTCTTCTGTATAATTCTCACATTTTCTCTTCGCGCGCATAATTGTGTCAAAAAACTCATCTCTTTCCTGGTAGTTAATTAGTGTCTGTCTGCTTGTGTCTAAGGCCAAAGCTAACCCGGAAATAGTGAACGGGCGAAACTGTTGCATAATTTCATTGCCTTTTGCATCTTTTACAATTTCGTTTGTTTTTGTGTTAATTAGGGGCCTGAAACAACTATCGAAATACTCATCTATTTTTTTTTGCAGCTCTTCTGGGTTTTCCCATAATAGGGGTCTGCCTTCTCTGTTCTTCTTATTGTTTTCTTGTTTAGCCATTATCTTTGTTCCTCGGCAGGTAAAATTTTTAATTTAGAAATCAATGTTTTCTCTTAATTCTTTTTTGCGAAAATGGTTTAATTTTAGGTTAAAGTCAATAGGCAATAAAAAACCCTCGCAAATCTGGAGGCGTGATCTGCAAGGGCTTAACTATTTCATCTAACCAATTGAGGAGAGGTATTGCAAATATAATCTTTATTGATTCAAAGTCAAGTGATGAAGTAAATTTCTGTAATAAATAAGGAAATGCACGATAAAATAGCCTAAAGCAAATACTATAAAAGCTATTGTTAGTTTGAATGTTAAATCTTTCATTTTATTCAACCTCCCATCTATTTGTTTTATCTTCGGGCATTTGATTAACTATATGTCTTGCCAGCGCATCTATCATTCTATCAAGAAAAAACATTGCATCTTTTTGACGTTCACTAACACCTAAATTTTCTTCTAAATGCTCAATTTCAATTTGGTAATTTAAGCATCTTAAGGCATTATAAAGCCCTAAGTTAGTTAAGTGTTTGAACTCTGCTTTATTTTTCTTCAGTATTTCTGTTTGAGTTGCGATTTCTTCATTTATATTGTCATAGTGGCTTGAGTATTGTAAACTTACGCAAACTGCGTTTAGTTCTCTCAGGGTATCAACTAAATCAGATATTTGCATTTCGATTGCTTCCTCTGATTCTTTTCTATGATCGGCTAAAATTCTAAACTTTTCTTTTAGTTCGTAAGGGAAATAAAAATCTCTGTCGTGCATTAAAAAATAAAGTTTCTTTTCAATGCTGTTGAAGTGTTTTGGAGAACAAATAAAACTACTCATTTTTTTTACCTCTTTTGTTTGATGAAATTGTTAATCTTGGAAATACAAATAAAGTGCCAATATTTTTGGGCTGTTTAATTAACCTATTTACATAAAATATTATCGTGCCAGAAATTTAAGTAAATTTTATCGGTAAAGTTGTAAACTCAGGTAAGTTTTACAAATAAAATGCCCTCTCAATTTAGGTGGGTTGAAAGGGCAATGTTGAATTCTTTGAAAGTTTTATATTATAGGAGAGCTTTTTTTATTTCTTCATATTACCTCTTTTTGTGATTGAAGATGTTTATTTTTGTCTTTCGAGTGCTGATCTAATTTAAGTTAATTTATTTTTTAAGTCAATGCTTTGCGTAAATTCTGTTTATTCTTCTGGACCTTCTTGCCTGTCTATTCTGGGCTAATCTTTTCTCCCTTCGTTTTCTGATTGAAGAAACGCGGACAGTTCTGTTTTTTCGATAGTATTTCGGTGTCTTTGCTTGTTCTTCTGTAATTGTTACTTTTGGTTGCGCTGTCCCTCCTCCGCCTTTCCCTCTTCTTGTCTCAGCAGGGGTCCCGGCTTTCTTTTGTTCTTCCAGGGCTATTTTTCTTTGCATTTGAGCAAGTTTTTCGTGTCTGCTTGCAAATAACATTGTAAATGGGTTTTTCATTTTTGTCCTTTCTTTATTTATTTCTTAAATCTTTCAGGTATTATAATTAAGTTTTTTCTTACCTCGGCAAGTTTTTCCATTATTATAGAAAAGATTGTTTCAAATAATCCCTCGTATTCCGGCTGCGCTTTTTGTTTTTCCGTGAGCATTCCCAATCTTATTTGCAAATCCCTGTACCTAGGGTATAATTTACCAAGTAAAAACCATCCAAGTAAACCAAATAAGCCAACAAAGATATAAATTAAGTCAATTTGATCTTTCATAACGCCTCAAATATAATTATTGAGATTGCTGTAAGTACAATAAAAACTATTACTAACCATACTGCGAAACTTTGCCCTTCGTTTACTGGTTGTTCCTGAAGAGCTAACATTTCCTTTATTGCGTATTTCTCGGCAAAATTTACTTTCGGTCCGAGCTTTCTTTGATCTTTCATTTAATTCTTTTGCTCCTCGTTTATGTTTAAGTTTCTTAATGCGCTATTTACCATATAATCACTCTGGATGATCGATTTGCTGTAAAGCCCTCCCCCGGCAAGGAAAGTTGCTACTGCACTATCTTTGCAGGCATTTGTAAATGCTTCTTCTTTGTTAGATCCTTCTTTCCAGGTGGTAAATTTTAGACTGTCCTTTAGTCGCGTGAAGGTTATTTTCCAGCTCATTTTTTTTCTCTCTTAATAGTGATGAATTTTTTAAGCATCTTATTATTAAACCATTGTCTCTTAATGATTGAAGTCTGTATTCGTTATCAGTTTCTTCAATTACTTGATATTCCTGCCCTGCGTACATTACTGTCATTTGTTAAATATCCTTGTATGATCTTCAGCTATTGTATTATATTCAAAACATTGCAGAAGCTCGCAAACATTTCTATGGATAAATAATAATCTTCTTTTCTCCACAAAAAAACTTTCTTTAAGATGATGATTATATTTATTTTCTATTTTATTTATTTCTTTTGCTCGTCTTAAAATCATTTCCTTTAATAAAGACGGTACTCTTGCCCGAATCGTTGGATATTTTTGTAGCACAACTTTTTTATCCGTCTCCTTTTCTTTCGATTTCTTACGATATTTACAATAATGGCTCATAATCTCATTAGCAAGTAGTTATACAGTAAACGGCTTAAATATTACAATCGCCATTGGCATCCACAAACCTCGTTCAAATCCCTTAAATTTTACTTCACCTCTAATAAATCTTACTTCTGCGTTTGGTATTACATAATCGTGCCACCAGTTTGTGTTTGTTCTCGCTGGCAACAAGCAAATTGTTGTGTTACCTTTTTTATATTCTTCGTATGCCTTTATAACCCATTTCTTCATTACTTTCCCAAACGGCGGGTTCATCCAATTTACCTTATCCCAATCTTTAGTCAATCCATTATCTTCCGCAGTAAAATATTTTTTGCATTTAGCGTTTTTGCTTGTTGCCGCTACGTCCAAAGTTGGCGTAAACTCCAATGCCAATGGCTCAAAAATTTTATCTGGGGTTTCATATTCAATGCTATTTGCATTAAACCAAGTTTGCTTAACGTGTCGCCGTTTCTGTATAACTGGCAACTGGTTCGGAATGCTTTGTTCCGTCTGCTCTTTTTTATTTTCTCTATTTAAGTTATCTAACATTTTTAATTTCCTTTAGTTGTTACTCGCATCCGCACAGTTGCAAATATGTTAAACCGACAAACGGCTTTCTTTTTCTGTTTGTAGTTTTTTATGCAAATTGTCGGCTTTTATTATCCTAATATTTTCTGTTATTAAGGTTCTACAATCTTCACAAATCCATATTCCTTCGCTTCCGGTTACATATAAATCAAAATTGCCCTAAGATATAGCTTTA